TCGTCCCGCAGAAGTAGATTACTTAAATGGTGTTTCTATTAAAGCCAGGACAACTTTAGGTTGGACCCCTGAATATGCTTTCGAGGATCTAGTAGCAGAAATGGTAGAGGAAGATTTATGACGGATTATATCTTATCGGCAATTTTAGGACTAGTATGTGCATTTTTGATTAAATTATACTATGAGCAACAGGATACTATTGAAAAACAACTGAAAGATATCAATAAGCTGATTTCTCAGAAAAAGTCAAGCGAAATCAGGTTGGGGCAAATTAGTGAGCACTTTGCACCATTCCTTAAAGATTTCCCCTATGACACAAAAAATATCAGATTTTTAGGTAGTCCAATCGATCTGATCTTGTTCGATATTGATAATAACAGAATTATATTTATAGAAGTAAAAACCGGTAAATCTTCACAAACTAAGAAACAAAGGCAAATTAGAGATATAATAAAAGCGGGTAATGTAGAATACGAAGTTATGAGAATATGCGAGGATGTAACTTTTGCGTAACTATAATGATCCAGTATACAAAGACGCTAGAACCCGTGTATTAAAACGCGATAAGTTTAAATGTCAAATGCCAGGTTGTAAAAAGAAGAAAAAACTGAATGTGCATCATATAGAACGCTGGGCCGATGCTGCCCATCTAAGATACGAAACTTTTAATATGATCACGCTATGTAGAGAATGTCATGATTCTATCAAGGATAAAGAGTCTCATTACGTTCCACTATTCCAGGACTTAGTGAGAAAAAATGAAAATAATAAGAGACACTAGGGAACAGCAAGGGTTTCAATTCTTTGCTCAGGCAGAAATAATAGAACAAGCCTTAGATGCAGGTGATTATACAATCGAAGGATTGGAAGATTTCATCCGCATAGAACGGAAGGCTTCAACAGGGGAACTGTATCATAATCTAGCTAAAAAAACCATGAAGGCTAGGTTCCATCGAGAAATGGAGAAATTGGATACGATTCATAACGCTTACATTGTATGCGAATTCCCGGAATCCTTCCTTTATACCTTTCCTGAAAATTCCGGAATTCCGAAGAGTAAAAGAAAGTATATGAAAATAGGTGCAAAGTATTTTCGCAAACTAATACATGAGATAGAAGACAAGTATGACGTAGAGTTTATTTATTGTGATAGCAAAGACCATGCGGAAGAAGTAACTTTTAAGCTACTGAAGGAGGCGTGGGATGCTTGCTGAGATATATCTACACAGTGATGAATCGGACCCGGAAGATAATGGCATTAATTTCAAAGTTGCTACCAAATTCATGAAAAAACTTCATGATGCGGAAGAGGCTGCGGATAATAAAATTATTGTGCATACAAGTACTATTGGCGGGGAATGGGCGGATGGCATGTCCATTTTCGATAATATTTTATATTCTTCTTTACCAGTATACATGATTGGACATGGATGCTTGTGCAGTATGGGCACCATTATCCTTCAGGCGGCTCACAAACGCTATCTAATGCCCGATTGTGATATCATGGTACATTTTGGCGACCTGACTCTCAGTGGGCATCAGGTGTCCGTAGAGTCCGGTACAAAGTACTATGTAAAGGTCAAGAACCAGATGATTGATATTTACACGGATAAATGTATGAAGGGCAAGTTCTTCAAAGAAAGGTCATACACTCGATCTAAGACAAAATCCTATATTAAAAGAAAACTGGAATCTAATGTGGATTGGTACATGACGCCAGAAGAGGCTGTAGATTTTGGTTTCGCGGATAAAGTTTTAACTAGAACAGAATACCTAAATGTCAGAGAGATTAAGAAAAGAAATAATCGAGGAACTAAATGATGCCTGGTTAAACATTAATGTTCACAAAAGTGATTTAATTGCGCCATTAGACATACTAGACACGGAAGATCCTCAAGAATTCTACAAAAAATTAACTTGGTTACTAACCCAGCCGGATTATTTTCCGTTTTTATGTAAACACATATTCAAAGTAGATGTATTACCTTTTCAAGGATTAATCCTACAGGAGTTATGGCATCGCAAATTCCCTATGCTCATCGGCAGTAGAGGCATGGGGAAAACTTTTTTAATGAGCTTGTATTGTATGCTACGGGCATTATTAATGCCGGAACGCAAAATCGTAGTTGTTGGTGCTGCTTTCCGTCAATCTAAGTATCTCCATGATTACATGGAGAGCATGTGGAAAAACTCCGGAATGTTGAGAGATTTATGCGATAGCAATAGTGGTCCACGAAGAGATGTGGACATGTGCCGTATGTTAATAAATGGCAGTCAAATTGTGGCACTACCAATTGGCGATGGTAGCAAAATTAGAGGTCAAAGAGCGAATGATATCATCAGCGACGAATTCGCATCTATGTCCAGAGAAATATTTGAAAATGTTATTGCTGGTTTTGCCGCTGTTTCCGCTTCACCTGCTGAAAGTGTAAAAATAGAAGCAGCAAAACGAAAAGCAAAAAAGTTAGGAATTGACCCGTCTCTTTTGACAGAACACATTCAGGAAGAAAATACTGGAAACCAAATTGTACTGGCTGGAACTGCATATTACGATTTTAACCACTTTGCGACATATTGGAAAAGATGGAAATCCATTATCAAAAGCAAGGGCGATCCGCACAAGTTAAAAGAAATATTTGGTGAAGAAGAAATACCGGATTCTTTTAATTGGAAAGATTACTCAATAATGAGAGTGCCGGTTGACCTAATTCCTAAAGGGTTCATGGACGACGCTCAGGTGGCGAGGTCAAAAGCCACAGTCCATAATGGTATTTACCTCATGGAGTTTGGAGCGTGCTTCTGTACAGATTCTTCAGGATTCTTCAAAAGAAGTTTAATTGAATCATGTGTCGGTAATGACACTAAGCCTATCAACATCGCCTCCGGAGGTCAAGTCTATTTTGATCCACTTTTAAAAGGAAATCCGGCAGGTCAATATATCATCGGCGTGGACCCTGCGTCAGAAGTTGATAATTTTTCCATTACTGTTATAGAAGTACATGATGATCATAGGCGAGTTGTGCATTGTTGGACTACCAATAGGCAACAACACAAAGACAGGGTGAAAAAAGGTCTAACAAGAGAAGCGGACTTCTATTCATTCTGTGCCCGTAAGATACGCGATCTGATGGGTGCTTTCCCGACGATACATATTGCCTTAGATGCTCAAGGCGGCGGCATAGCGGTTGCTGAAGCCCTTCACGACCCTAAAAATCTACAGAAGGGCGAATTAGCTATCTGGCCGGTTATTGATGAGAAGAAACAAAAGGACACAGATGATGAGTCCGGACTACATATTCTAGAACTATGTCAGTTCGCTAAGTACGACTGGTTAGCTGAAGCCAATCATGGTTTGCGAAAAGATTTTGAAGATAAAGTACTTCTACTACCAAGGTTTGATCCTATTACAATTGGACTGTCGATTGAGCAGGACAAGATGGCGAACAGAACTTATGACACTTTAGAAGATTGTGTCATGGAAATTGAGGAACTAAAGAATGAATTGTGCATGATAGAGATCAGGCAGACCGCTACGGGCAGGGAGCATTGGGATACGCCAGAAGTTAAAGTTGGTACTGGTCGTAAAGAACGTATAAGAAAAGACCGTTATTCTTCATTATTAATGGCAAATATGGCAGCGAGACAAACCAGAACAAGAAGAATTCAGGATGATTATGAAATTGTTGGTGGGTTCGCAGAAATGTCTCAGAGCAAAGGTAAACCAAAGGCAGATTTTATTGGTCCAGCTTGGATAACTTCGCAATTAAACAATCTTTATTGATTTTGGTGTACTATAATATGAATGGTATCACACTGTAATTAAATCAAGGCTACTACAATGTCCGAAGAAAAAAAGCTCTACATTGATTTAAATGACAAGGACGCACTGGACCAAGCGAGTGCAAATGTTGATAGTTATGACGGAGTTATGAACACAAGTGGTAGCTACAGAAGATCTTACCTCGATATCGAGGATGGAATTTCTGTTAGAACATCTTATCGCAAAGGTGACTACTACAGATTCCGTGCTGGTGAACAACCACCAACCCTTGAAAAAGAAATTATTGAGAGATGCATGAACGCCTATGAAAAGGTCGGCATTATTAAAAATGTTGTTGATCTAATGGGCGATTTTGGTTCACAGGGCATCAGTCTTGTCCACACAGATAAAAATGCGCAAAAGTTTTATCGTCGATGGTGGGAAGAAGTGTCTGGATCAGAAAGGTCGGAAAGATTTCTGAATACTTTATTCAGATGTGGCAATGTTGTTATCAAAAGACGATACGCCAAATTAAATAAAGCCACACAGAAGAAAATGACCCGTGGTGAAGATGATGTAATTATTACCAAAGAGAATATCTCACGAAGGCGGATTCCCTTTGTTTATGATTTTCTAAACCCAATAAACATTGATGTTGTTGGTGGTAGATCGGCGTTATTTACCGGCAACAAAAAATATAAAATGAAATTATCGACTTATATCAAAAAGTCATATGAAGCAAAAGAAATCCCAATTAATCAGTTAAGTGATGAAATACAAAAAGCCCTAAGAGATGGGCATAGTCATATTGACCTGAATTCTGACGACCTGATGGTTTATCACTATAAAAAGGACGACTGGCAATTATGGGCGCATCCCATGATTAACTCAATCCTCGATGATATCACCATGCTGGAAAAGATGAAGTTAGCAGACATGTCAGCACTTGATGGTGCCATCTCTAATATTCGTCTATGGCGATTGGGCGATTTTGAGAATAAAGTTCTACCAACAAAAGCAGCTATTGATAAGTTGCGCAATATTTTAGCAAGTAATGTTGGTGGCGGTACTATGGATTTAGTCTGGGGTCCAGAACTTGACTTCAAAGAAAGTAATACCCAGATATTTAAATTCCTTGGTACTGAGAAATACCAGCCAGTATTGAACAGTATCTATGCGGGTTTGGGAATTCCACCTACTTTAACAGGTCTTGCCGGAAATGGGGGTGGATACACAAATAACTTTGTATCGCTAAAAACTCTAATTGAAAGATTGGAGTACGGTAGAAATCTTCTGCAAAA